CTCGGATAGTTGAACAGCTGGCAGCGAGTAACCGTCGTAATCTGTTGTTTGAGCGCGTAATTCAGACTGCAGGGTGGACCACATTGACACGTTGGGGCGTTGGTTATTGCGCGCTTGGTTGTCTCTCGTTTGGCCGGAAGTAGCGCCCACCTTTGCGTCTGGTTCGGCTAGTGGGTGAGCATACGACCTCGGAACGAGAAGTCGCAATTTGCGCTGTACGCTGCGAAATTTCATCCACATGGTGGCAGGAGGAGTGTATGCAACTGGTGCGTTGCCGAAAGGAAGCCCGTAATGGTACAAATGGTTGTACGGGGCAGCATAACCATTGACAGTGTCATAAGCGAATCCTTCCTGGCGAACCATCGCGATGGGATTGGCTGCATATGAAGCGATGATGGCGTCAGTGAGTTGAGTTCGAGTCTGGGGCAATTGGTGGATGCCGGCAATGGCAAGCGCGTCGGCAGTAGGGGTGGGTAGTGCATCGGCGGGGGAGGCATTAAAGTCCCGGACGAATTGCGCCTCCCATTGAGGATGGTCAATTCTTATGGTCTTCAGAATGCGTGCGAACGCGCTCACGGGAAGTGTGCTCACATCAGGGGAAGCAATAGTCACATGGTAGCCCCAACCGACAAGAGACCGCTCTATCCTCAAATGCATGGTTGGCCAATCATTGCCTGAAGGATGCGGAAGCTGTTCTAGCTTTCCTACGAGATTGAGCCCAAACTTTGATGCAGCACAGAAGACCTGCATTTCCGGCACAGTGACATTGCCTACCACTGGGTTTGTTGGGTCAGGTGTTTTAGACATGAACGCCATGTACCAGGAATACCACATGTGTGCGGTGCCGCCGTAGTGGGCCACGCAATCCCAAAAACAAGCCTGGCCCGGAGTGAGCTGTGGGTACGCCCGCGGGTTGGCTTGGTAAGCACGTTCAACCATGGCGAGCCAGTCTCGGAATAACAAGCCTGCCGGGTCAACTGCAAGTGCCACACCTGGTGGTGCCCCAGGGATGTTGGAAGGCTGTATTTGCACGGGCGGCATCGGAATGTCAACGTTTCGCCGGACTGGACTGGTGACTGTGGCTCTTGGAATGGCTGGTAGCATCGGAAGTCTCAAGCAGTTGCCGGTATTGCGCTGGTGAATAGTCATGAGGCCGAAGGCAACTGACAAAGCGCGTAGAATGCCGCTGTAGAGTAGCCAGGAACAAGAGTTAACATCGTTCCAAAATGCCAGGGCCCAGCCGTAGTCAGCCATTGAGGACTGCTCAATGTCACCAATGTAGCCTGTTATCAAGGAACAATGGTAGCGAGGGAAAACCACGTCAGGTGCCTCTGTCCAGTCATGAGAATAGACCAGAAGGTTTTCGAAGGCAACGGCAGAAAGTGCAAGAATTGTCCAGAGAAACCAGCCGGTGTGCCATGCTATCCACGGAATTGCGATCGGAGGTATCAGACCAGGCAAGACCGTGTGTGCACCCAGCATCCAAATATAGAGTTGCCAGGACCAACCCCTACCTGGCAGTAATGCAAGTAAGGTGTGGCCAGGAGCCCCTGTGATTTCCGTGATGATGCGCTCAAACAGGCCGTGAACCCAGCCTGGGAACCAAAGCTGTCGCCAGAAATGGCCGGCCAACCTAGAAAAAATTTTCACTAGGTGGCCAGGCAAAACGGCGGTAACGCAAATAATCGCGGCTGTAAGTACAAGCCTGAGAGGTTTGACATCTGCCCATTGAATGAGGTGTTTGAACACGGAGTACAGCGGCAGTTTTAAGAACACTTGACTTATGACTTCACCGATGACGATCTTCGGTACCAGGAAGGTGAAAACGGAACCGGTAAATGCAGAGAGTCGCTGAAGTGCACTTGGACTGTTGGGAATTGATCGTTTGACGTAAGTGGGAGCCACTGACTTGGACCAACCGCCACCTGGGGTGGGGTGGATGACTCGGTATCGTTTCCTCTCATCAATGTATCCGTAGATGTCAGGCTGCGGTTTTAGCATCTGCCATTGAAAAGAGAGAGCGTAAAGAGTGCTCCAAAGAATGTGCTTGGCCCACCAGGCCCAAGTTTTGGTTGGCGAGAGCTGTTGTGCAATGTGTACAGCTATCCAACGCTCCCTGGCGGTGGTTCGCGGATTTATGCCATTTGCCAGCTGAGTGACTTTGGCAGCCAAATTTCGTCC